GCTGCTGTGGCGCCATTCACGCCGACTTGCCGCATCGCGCGGCACCATGAGTTCCGATGATCCCCCTGTTATTGCTACAGGGGTACCCATTCCTTACGAATCTGACATCGTGTTCAGGTTCGTTATCACTGAGGAATGGCTGGAGTACCTTTCTACCCTCATCACGGACAGCAGTGTCCCTGTTGAGACGCTTCGTAGTATAGATGACATGTTTGAGTATAAACGTTTGCGTAAAATGATGTGCACCGAGCACAGACCACGCATGACCTCACTCGCCGATCTCTACGATTTCGTTACGACTGCACGTGACGCACGCGGTTGTATCTGTTGCTTCATTGAAGCGCAAGCTGAATCAGCTTACGCCGATATGAAGGCTAGTCGTCTGCGCAGCGCCTGTCAACGATGGAATGATCTTCTTCTTGGTGAGGCGGTTATCGACCTTGAACGCGATGAAGTCACCTATAGCCACGACGGTAACCCGCATGGTCTCGATCACTACATCGAGAAGCACATTGTATTCACCGAGCGTTGTTGGCTATTCACCGCCGCCTGCGGTATGGGTAAAAGTAAGTTCGCGCCAGGTATCATCGCTGAAAAACTAGGCAAACGGAAGATCATACTGCTCACCGAAAGGGTTAACTCGACAGTTTCTACTCTTACTTGGTACCGCGATCACCCGCCTAAAGGCGTTGGGAGGATTTCTGGTCGTGCTGGGGGGAAAAATTTCGATTTTCGCCACAAAGACGGGCTACCTCTACGCGCTTATACGACCGGTGCCTTCGTCCGAATGAAGAAGAGCGAATTGGCCCTTGACGACGACACTCTTGTTTTTCTGGATGAATGTCATAATGTCACAGCTGAATCAGCCGTGGCGATGTCATTGGTCAAACCGGCTAACCTCGTCTGTATGTCAGCTACCCCGGCTAATCCTGGCGCCCAAATCGACCTTCGCACTCCTAGACCGTCTACGATACACTTTTCCGACTACAGCAATGACCGGCGTTTCATTGATCATGTCAAAACGCTTCCGCGCGTCTCGGTCTTGATGATCATGCCTACAATGCGTGCTGTTTATCGTGAGCTTGATATCATGCAGGCTGCCTTCCAATCCGCAACGTTTGTCGTCTACTCGCGAGATGTCAAGTATCGTTTGGTCGGAGATCGCAAGATCGACGTCAATTTGCAGCAACTTGAGACGCTCTCTAAGGGCAACAATATCATCATCATGTCGACTGACGTTCTTCAAGAGAGTGTCACATTGCATTGTTCAACGATCTACGATTCTGGTATGCGTTTCCGACCGAATAACAACGTCAACATGAAAATCTCTGGCGGCGCTCAGCCTTTACGCGGTTACTTAGGGGCGATCCAAGAGCCTATTCCCGCCAGCCCGTCGGAAATCGCGCAAGTTTGTGGTCGCGGTGGTCGCACCGATTTATCCGCCGACGCTCATGTTTTCGTTTCTTTGTCAGAACCTTGCTTATATTCACCGGAAGACGTCATTGTTTGCGATGGTGAACTACCGGCGCGTTATGCGAAATTCCGCAAGCATGTCTCTGCACGTGTCGTCGATGAGTATCTGGCCGGGTTGAAACAGCTGCTTGAGGATAAGGTCGTGCCGGACGGCAGGTTCTTTGCGCTCAGTGAACATTACGATGACGTCAAGCGGCGTAGGCGCAACATCTACTATTACGAGGATCATGTGTACCGTGACGCTGCCAAATTTTGTTTCCCGCCTATTGCTGCTAACCCCTCTCAGACAGCTGAATCAGCTGTTCCTGTCGTCGGTGTTCAGCAGCCACAGCAACCCACATCTGCAGCTGAATCAGCTGCTTGCGGTATCGTCGTCTATCCAGCGCCACTGGTCATTACTGGTTGGAATGAATTCCACCTCATGCCATTCTGCCCGTCCGTTATTGCGTTCCCCGGCCGAGTGCTCGCGGTTGTCGATGACAATTTCACTTCACATGCAGCTGAATCAGCTGACCCTATGATTGTCACTGTGCGAGAACAGCAAACCGAGCAAAACGCAGTATTATCGTTGCCGTATGTCGCACCGCTTGTTGTGCTGATTAACCCGCCCACCAGTCGACCCAGCAATCATCGTCGGCTCGTTAAGAAAGTAGTCAAGGAAGCTACTATCGAGTTCTTCAACCGCTTCGCACCTTTGCCTGAAGTGGTGTTATGGTCCGGACCTGCCATCAAATCCGCGCGTGAACTTTGCAAGAAGGTGGTTTTTCCCTCTCGTTGTCGATTGAAACGTAGCACCAGCACACCCGATGTTTTGTCACGGCCCCTGCCACCGGTGTCGCAGGTCCTGCCCAAACGGCCGATGGAGGATTATGACATATCGAGCTGTCCACGCTGTCACAGGCGCTATTGTTGCGACCCTCATATATCTGCGCGTATCTCCGGCGCTACTTTCCGGCATCTTTGCGCAATCGGCACACATATCTACCCCCTGCCGCTGGTTGGCGAGCCCGAAGCAGCTGAAGCAGCTGCACTCGCTCCGGCCGTCGCGGCGCAGCCGGTCGTCGTTAATCGCCTGCCTGTGCACAGGCGACGTGTAGTGCAATTAGAGCCGATCTGTGTGCGTGGTGGCGGCCGTTGTTGGGAGAGACTTGGTTGGCCTATGATCACTGAGGTTGAATTTGAAGACCCTGATCACGTATCTGTTGAACGTCTTTTACCTGTGATGCACGAAGAAGGATTGTCTTGGCTGCCTTTTATCATGCTTGAAAAACAAGAGGACGGCGACTGGCATTTTGGTTTCACTTTTTGGTGTAACAGTATTGTTGGACGAACCGAGTCTAAAATCAAGCAGATAAAAGATGCTTATCCTGGTATACTTACTCTCGCCGAGGTGAAAGCTGAACTGATTAAAGGTGGCTTTACGCGCGAGGTTCTCTCATGCATAATTGGTTCTGATGATCGTGAGATTTACCAGGATCACGTCGTCGCCGAGGTCGTTGTGCCTGGTGCGGAATGCGCCGCCTGGGACGCTTTAGATTCGGTTGTCCGTTTTATGGCTGATTATTACAACGGACTTCTCGGCAGCTTTGTTCCTCCCGCCCCGCCCGATTTAGGTGCACCGGTGATCACCCCTGGTTTACCACCGGAGATCCCGTTGCCGCATGTACCCCTCCCACCTGACGCCGCTCTGCCCTTACTGCCTTTGCCAATCGACCCTGGTTCGATAATCGGTCTACCAGATTCCTTACTGCATATACCGATCTCTGATGCGTTGTTGTTGCTGCTTCGCCCCTTCATTGATGCTGGCACGACTGTTTGCGCTGTCGCGGCTGATTTCATCGCTAATGGCGGCTTATTCGCACCATCACTCGTGTCATTCATGCTGCGCATCGCCGCTGTATTATGCCAGAAAGCTGGTCGACATGGCAACAGCCGGATTTATGATGACGTTCATGTGCTACCACCTGTCTTCAAAGTTACCAAGAGACCTCACATCGGCGCGTTGCAGATTATCAACTATGAATTGCGGCCGCATCGCTCACGTCTGACAGCTGTGCCGCCAGTGATAGCCGCTGCGCACAAGGATGCCGCAAATTTCGACCCGCATGAGACACCCTTTAGTGCGCGGTTGTTTCAGGAGCAAAATGCGGTCCTGCAGGGTTTCGATGCGATGGTCCCAATCGACGTTCCAGCGCCAATCTCTCAGCGTTTCCTTGACTTGCAGGCCGTTTGCAACGAATTTCTCATGCGGCCAGTGTCCGGCGGCCATTCTCACCCGATTCTCGCCGCAGCTCGCGATATGTTCTTCACTATGATGTGCTCCCGGATATCTGAATCAGATACCGTGCTTGGGGTTGGACTTAGTGTCACACAGGCGAACGTTATGCCACATCTTGCCCATAATGCCGCCCCGTTCCTCACCGGCCGTGACAAATATCGACACACCGAGCTGTCTACGCCCGCAAGGCGGTTGGTCGCGGATCGCATTTCATGTCGGGCCAAGATACAAGATTGCTCGCATACTGGTGCTAATACCCTAGTTGCCCCGTTTAGTTGCCACTCAGTGCATGTTGGTGACGTTATCCGGGTCTGCGCCGCTAAAGGGATACGTCGCGCCTACATCTTGCAGCATCTGCCTGCTGTGCTGTTGGACGAACGTGTCGACAACTATGTTGATCAGGACTGTGGTTTGCATTTCATCCGGCGTGGTAATATCATATCAACGACGCACATTGAAGGTGGATCTTGTGGCTATAATGATGATGCCGCCGCCATGCTATCATGGTGTGCGCCACTACCATTGTTACCTAATCATCACGTGCAACTCGAATCTTTACGCTCTTTCGGCACATTGCACTTGCTCGAACTGCGTGTTATAGAGGGAGCGCATGAGACACACCCGTCAAGTTGGTTAGTTGGACAAGATCAGTTTGTCGTATTACCACTGCTTAGGCCAGATTTTGCCATCGATGAAGGTTCGCGTTATTTCTCGCTACCGGCTCGACGTTTCAATGCCCTGGTATCTTTTGCGGCCACCTTGACCGACGAGAAGCTTTCGTTCGTACCGGTTGCCAATAAATTACGCGGTCAATGCGCCAAGATCACTATAGGCAAAGATGTCATTGAGAATCGTCTGGACTTGAGTAACGCCGAGTTCTTTTCTGTCGTCGGTCACGCGATTCTTGCCACAGTCATCAATTCACGCGACTTTAAGATTGCCGGTAGCGCATTAGCGGGAGAGGTTGACCGCTTCTATAATCGTAACGGCAGCTATCTATCGCGCTCAAAGCAATATTGGTACGACCTATTAACATTCCAACTGCATCGAAACCGGCGTGGCACGCGAAGTTCGCCAATCCTTGATTGGTGGTTCGGGAAAAATATCGATCGCGATGAGCTGGCTGTTCAATACGGGTCTCGCAATACGATAATGTTGATGTGCGGTTCCGGTTATAATGCTGTGTATTCCGTCAAATGTGAACCACCGGGACTATTACCGCAAGCTGCTAATTGCTATGTGCCTTTGATGCCGGGTCTTGACGACGACGACTTCGGGTCCAATGCGCCTCGTGCCGGTTATGATAGTGGCCTCTTCGACTACGGCGACCTGGAGCCGTTCATCAATCCATTTGACCGGGATGATGATGAACCACCTGAATGGGCGCCGCGCGCTCTGTTCCATGATCGGCGTTTTTCTGGTGTCACCGGTCGCGTGCCTGCTGATTTTGTTAGCAATCTCGTTTACCAACCGGATGATGTCAATGCAGTAGTAGCTGAACCAGCTGCTGAGGCATTAATCGATGACGAGCTTTTGTTTTTGCGCGGAGTCTACAATGCGATTGACGGTGATGTACCGCAGGCCGCCGTCGAAGACCCTTTGCATGTCGTTGCAGGTGAACGATTGTTGGCCGATGTCATCCCGCCGCAGCGTATACCGGCGCAGCATCGACCGGCTGTACCTGGCTTGCCACCAGATGACATCGACGACCAACTGACTGAAGCCGGTTCGATTGATTCTATCATTGAACGCGTACCCGCCAATTTCATTGTTATGGATGAAGTCGTCCCGCTCGAAAACGATGACGACGGTGACGCCCATGTCTTTCTGCCCGCTGATCGTAATGTCATGCCGCGAGCCCCTGGCGCCGAACCGCACGCTATCCATATACCGATCGATGTTGATGTTTTCTGCGACGCGCCTTTCGAACCTGCCGGCGAGATGTATCCGATGCCTGACCGGCGTTCCCGTTGTGCACGCCAATTTTATCGCACTTATCCAACGGAAGAGTCGCTTGACGGTATTGTGGAGCCATTCAACATCAGTGCCCCGGATCGCGGCCTCGTGCAGTTATTGCGGCGAATTGCGATCAATCGTCCTATGCGCTATTATGATGTCGTCGTCAACGGTGCGCTAGCTCGATCACTTTACGGCCCGCAACCGTTGGCTGAAGAACAGTTAGCGATGTGGCATCTCGCCGTCGACTTCGCCAACCACATACCACTCGGTGCAGTTGTGACTTGCCCGTCGGTTTATCTTGACGGTTCTCCTGGCGCTGCGAAGAGCACTGTCGTACGTTTACTCGCTGCCGAAGACCAGATCGATTGCCTAGTAATTACACCTACGAGGGCCTTGCGCGATGATTGGCGTCGTCAAATCACTGCTGCCGGGGTTAACGCCAGCGTCAACACTTTCTTCCAGAAACCGCGTAACCGCTTCGATCTGCTCGTTGTCGATGAGGTTTTGAAATTTTCGCTCAACCATCTCATCGCCTGGCTTAGCTATGCACGCCGACAGAATGCACGTGTTATACTCGTTGGTGATTCGATGCAGACTAATGGTGGGCGTGCGCAGAGCATACAGCCGGATAACCCGATCCTGACTGAACGTTTGCTGTTCTGCGGTGTCTCTAACACCATGCCGCAAGACGCCACCACGATTGTGCGACATCTACACCCGAATCGTGCGCGGTTGATACAGACGCGTTCTAATATCCAGCGCTCGCTTTTCACCAGCTTGCCGGGTAACAACGGGCGGAACTTCGATCTCGTCATGCGCCCGCGCACAACTGATCGATTGGTTGATGGGACCGCCAGTTTGAGCATTTCACAGGCACAAGGACGTCGTGCTGTCAATTGTCGGCTGCATATGGATTACCAACCGCGTGTGGTCGCTTGGTTAAATGCGAATATTGGTGTCAAGACGGTCGCTTTCAGTCGACACTCGCATGCCATGTTCATCGACTGCTTGCCGCAAATTCTCCATGAGCTAGTCGGAGTGCATGAGTTAGTCGCCATCCCAAATGGTATTAGCGGGGTTGAACGTCCGCGCATTGCCGGCGCTTTAGACCGTCTGCCGGTATTTGTTGAAGCGCAAGAGGAGCGGCATGATCCCATCCTCAACTCGGCGTCAGTTGGTATCGATGATGCGTTCGTATCTGGGGAGATCTTGTCTGCGACTAACTCTTCGCTCGAATTCTCCGCTTTTGAACCGCCGGTGATCGTCAATGCGCCCACTGATGACGAGCTGCAAGGCTTCGTTTATTCAATCACGAATTTCGACTTGCCAGCTGATTCAGCTGACTTGCTCGATTTCAATCTAGGCGAAGCCGAAGGGCTAAAGCGTATCGGTGAACCCGGACTGCTCGTCAAGAATGCCGTGATGCGCGGAAAGTTCGAGGAAAGCCATAAATTGTGCGATATCCAATTATCATCCTGCGCTTGGACTGATATACGCAACGTGCATGAGCGACAGTTCTCAAACAGGCAGCGTTGGCGACCGTATAAAAATTGCTTCGGTGATGCGGAACGCTTGTTCAATAGGTTCAAAGATGTTTACTTAGCTGAATCAGCTGACGTTTATATCTTCGAGGGTTCTGATTCTATTGCCCAATGGTTTAGAACTCGTTCGCAATCATTTCTTTCTCTGCTTGACGGCCCAGCGTTGGGCGAAAATGCTTCCACGTTTGAACGCAGGTGCTTCGCAAAGACGCAATCTAAATGTAAGGCTGGTACGCCCGGCTTCGCTGCCACGTTACCATACGGGCAGGGCGTCACAACGAATTCAGCAAGTTACTCCGTCTATTTTGCTGATGCGGCCAAGAAGATTTATGCCAACCTTCCGGATTTATTACGCCCTGGTGTTTATGCAGACTTCGGCTATTCGGATGAAGAATTAGCAGCCGTGCTTTACCGTGACGGGGCTACTGACGCCTTCGCTGAATTCAATGTCCAATTCGACATCAGTCGTCAAGATCAGGCCCACGACCCGGTGTTACTGCTGGTCTTCAGCTATGTCGCTAGTCTCTGCGGCGTCGATGACGAGGTGATGGCGCTTTATCTCAAGAGTTGTGAAGAGATGCAGGTGCGGTCCGCTGCCGGTTCCTATGAAGGCGTCATGTCGTACAATCTGGCTAGTGGTGATCCATTCACTTTGATACGTAACATCATCCATATGTTAACGGTCATCGCCGCTAGTTATGTAGGCGTTGAAAACGCTTTTGTCTTACAGAAAGGTGACGACATGATCACTAATGCCAAGTGTGATGTTGAGTACCCTCTTGCGCGTCTTGCCTCTATTGGTCGTGTGGTCGTTAAGATTGAACGTGATCAAGCACCCTATCACGCCGGTCGTTTCTTCTTCGGTGACAGGTTCCTCGTGGATCCGGTTCGTGCGGTGTTCAAGCATTTTGCCAGGATATACGATCCACTGGTCAGCGCTGCGGAACTCTTTGATTCTTTTGTGTCCCGCGCTCGAAAGCCTACTGCAGCCGGTTATGAATACCTCCAGATCGCAGTGTCGCGCTTTTATCCTTCTTTCGACGCTGAACAGATTGATGTCATCTTACGCACGTTCGTCTCGCTGTACGATCCGGCTTTCTTCTACTCCTCGTTGGTGTCACCGCAACGTCGTCCACAACCGTTGAACCCACGCTCTGACTGTGCTTACATCATTGCTCGCCGCTTGCTCCCGTGGTTACCAGCCGCCCATTTGAAAGAATTACGCGCAATGGATGTGAATAATGTCGCCGCATTTTTCAGGCTCCATGGCATTGCGTGCACCGTCGTTGATCGCGACCTGATGCATGACCCTTCGTTACGCGGGTTACTGATTTCGCCTACGCATGTCCGTTACATGCCACCCGCATATGACCTTAACGAAGCAACTTTATCATCATGGCTCAAAACGACGGGAACGCAAACATCGCTTCAGCTGCATCAGCTGTTACCGGTGACGGAGTCAGCGGCCCGCCGTCTGTCCTATCATATCAGCCGATTATCGGAGCGCCTGTCAACGCTAACACCCGCGACAATGAGTATCCGGCAAGCCTTCCTGTCGTCATCAACAATAACGAGGCCGGCATCAATTTCCAAATCGACTTCACGACCCACCCGCTCATCCAAGCGCTATACCCGTTCCACGCGTATGTCGCCGTCGACGACATCTATCTCACCGGCGTTTCATTCCGCGGTGGACACTATTCGAAGTTCCACATCAATGCTCACCGCACGCGTGTTGCCACCAGCCCACTCCAGTTCGGGCTCATCGTCGCTGTCAAAACGCTTGTCGCCAACTCCGTTACGAACATACCGATCTGCGAACGAGTCGGTTTCCCGACGGGAGTCGAAATCGACCTCAACGCGCACAGCATGCGCTTCGGACACCCGCGTTTCCAAATGCGCAGTTTCAATACCGCTGGCAACGGGCAACCCATCTTCTCCGGGCAACTCATCTTCCGAATTATTTTCAAGGGCCGCGGCCCTGGATACGGTGCGATGGGGCAAGAGCTCCCTCAGATCGGTGGTGCAGTCGCAGGTGTCGAAGACACTGACGAAGACGAATAAGTTGCTGCCCGAATCTAATATTAAAGACGTCTTCTTTTCTCAACCGATGAGGTTATTTTAGCTGAATCAGCTAATCTGATCTTTTCTTTCTCTTTTCCTCCCTTCTCTCTTTCTCTGTTTCTTTTATCTTTTCAGCTGTACTGCTGTTTTTCTGTCTCTGGTCTGTCGTTTTTGC